CTTGGTATTCATACGGGTACAACTTAGCCTTAACCAAAATGCTTGATGCTATTGCTAAGGAGTTATTCTAATGACCCACGATGAACTGCTGGCGCTTATTAACGACGAGATAGAAGTTTGCGAACCAGATTGCAACCAACATCATCGGGTTAACGCACCTTGGTTAGCCTTACGCAAAGTAGTCGAGCTGCATAAGCCCGGTGCGGTGCATGGAACCTGTAAAGCGTGCGAGTTTAATGATTGGTTTGACTGCCCAACCATCAAGGTAATCATCGAGGCACTAGCATGAGCGACTTACCTACAGTCTTTATTCATATCCTTGCCAAAGATAAGGCCAAGGTATTGCCCTATTGGCTAGAACAAAACCTAGATAACCTCGATTACCCACGCGACAAGGTCTATCTATACTTTCGCACCAACAATAACAACGACGACACGGCCAAGATCATCGCTCAATGGATAGATGACCAGCCCGTTCGTGCCGCCGAAGGTTATAAATCAGATGAAAGTCTTTACAATTGGCGCGGTATCTTCTTCGAGGACGACGACATTGACGTCCCGGTGCAGGACTATGGCATACATGAATGGAATCCAACCCGGTTCAAGGCCTTAGCCGCACTACGCCAAGACGGCATAAATCAAGCTATCTTTTGGGAAGCTGACTTCTACTATACCTGCGATGTCGATAACTTCGTCATGCCGCACACGCTTAAGCAGCTCGTGTCTCATAACCAGCCCGTAGTAGCCCCTCTTATCCGCTATGCGATGGGTAAAGAGGACCATGCACCTTACGCCAACTATCACAACATCGTCACGCCTAGCGGCTATTACCAAGAGAATCCGGCGTATTACTCGATCCTCAACGGTCAAGTACGCGGGCTGATTCAATGTGATGTGGTTCACTGTACCTATTTATTGCGTAAAGACATCTTGCGTAAGGTAAAGTACGCCGATGGTACCGATGACTATGAATACGTAATCTTCTCCCGCAACCTACGCGAGAAAAAAATTACACAGTATCTCGACAACACGGAACTATATGGATATCTTACGCTTGACGAAGACGTTGATGCGTGCAAATACTGGATGAATAGGTTGTATAAATGACTTACGATATCGAAGCGGATGAATGGTTCGGCACTTGCGGCGCTTGCAAGGCCGAACTGTATGCACCAACCAAGACTATGTATGCATTGCAATATCGTCGGCACACTAAATCTATGAACTGCTTAGGCGGTTACTAATGAAGGCTAAACCTAGCGAGATTAAACGCATGGCTGCGTTACTCGATCAAGAAGCTGAATCAAGCGAGGATATGGCCAAGAAAGTGTGGGAGTTGGTAGAAGAACTAACAGCTGCCAGAGACGCTTACATGGCAGTTGTAGTCCATCCAACGGTTCAAGTTGCTATCGCCATTGGTCCGTACAATACTGTAAACAATTTGCGTAAAGATTATGAAAAGCATATGATTGCCATAGATGAAAAGAGCTTTGGCGTTATCGCTAAGGTTCAAGATCCAAGTGTGGTACGAGCTTAGTCGCCTCGTATCCGCCAGCTCGCCTACTTCCAAAGGCTAGAAGCGGCACAAAAAAGCCCACGGCGTAAAAACCGTGGGCCTTATTGTTTTAGGATCTTCCCCTTATCCTAAACCTATTCTACATCAGGTACTTTTGCTGATGCAGCAGACAACGGCACTACACCGATTGTGCCTTTGTAATATCCATACGCGCCTTTAGGTAGAGTAAATGGTGCTGTAGGCGTATTGCATTCGCTGTATGGTGCTTTGCCATCAGCCTTGTAGAAGGACGGCCAAGTAAAGTCGGGTGCAATGCAATTGGTCTGCGCTGTGGTTAGCGGGATGTTGTAACAGATTGGCGACACATGGTCGCAAATCTCCATAAGCCATTGACGACCATCCGGCGCCGTTGCGTACTTGTCTATATGGGCATCTGCCAACATCTCTGCAACCTCGTGCATAACTACTGTAGCTACGCCGGGCGTGAAGCGTGCAGGGCTAATAGTTTTGCCTAGCAGGACAAAAGGTTTAGAGTATGTACCAAGATAACTACGCTTGCCATAGGAATTAGAGCGGATATATGCCACTGGGTTACCTATATGATCTACCTCATGGTAACCAAGCGCAATGCTTGTCATAGCAGTATCGGGAAACTTGTCTACGATAAGTACATTCCAGTCACCATCAACGGGAGATAGGCCGTACTGGACTGTGTAGCCCGTTAAACCCCATGCTTGGCAGACTTGTTGGACAAAGATCTTGACTGCCTCAGCAGTAAGAAACGTGTCATGATTGGCATTAGCCGTACTCGAGTCATTAACAATATTAATAATTGGCATCATTATTTCCTTTGATTGTCTGTTGAGTAGAAACCTCCCGCATTAAAGCGGACAGGAGGCGCAAAAAAGATTCGATCCATAAGGCTGTCGCAGTGCATTGGGGCAGACGATTCCGCATGGATGGATCGTTCGACAACTTCTTGTACCCCGCAATTCCCGCACTTGTATTCATAACTAGGCATCTTTATTTACCTTACTTGCTTCCACGTCCTCACCCTTTCCAAACGGATTCGTGCCGCCTAACTTCTGGTTTAAGCGTCGGATAGCTCCGTCCAGTTTGCGGTGAGCGGTAGTGTCACTAATCTGCAATTGCTCTGCCATTTCGGCAAAGGTAAACTGATGCCTAAACTTTAATTCAAGAACATAACGATCGGCTTCATCGAGCTTACCTAATGCCCAACGGATATCGATCAATTGGATAACATAATTGCCACCTTCAGCCGGATTACCAGAACCGGATACCTTCTCGCCATCTTGTCGCTTAGTCTCAAGCACGTCACCCCAGATAAACGGCAACAATTCCGACAACGTAATGGGTGAGTAATACAGCTCATCTTCAAGGGCATAGCCCAACTTCTGAGCTTTCTCTCGGCGGCAATACTTCTCTGCTTGACGCGTAAGCGTCTTGCCTAGTTGCTTAACGCCACCCTTGTAAATCTCTGCACCTTGCGAATGGTCTAGCCATGTGCGCACTTTATCTTCCCGGCGCCATACCCAGACTAACAATTCTTGACGTACGTCAGCGACGTCGAAGTACACCGAGTATTTACGATGAACTACGCGTGCTACTTGCGAAGCAATAGTATTAGCTTCTTCTAGCCAGTTATCCATAGATCGTCTCCGGTGGCTTGAGAAACTTTTGGCTTACTGCATAGACATCATTGCCTAATTTTGAATCAATATAAATCTCATCCTGTGCTTCATAGCCGTACATCCAACCGCATATGTTGGCCAGATCGTAAGCCGGAATTGTGACGAGAAGATACTTACGTTGTGGATCATCCGATGGGTTTACCAGCAAACGGCCAGTGCCGTAAGCAGTTGTACGTACCTCAAACTCGCCAACGTCACCCATCTTACGTTCAGAAAATACCGAGAAGGGAAACTTATCCTGCCAACGAGCAATCGCAATTTCACCCAAGCAACCGCTAATCTCCCGGGCTACCTGCTCAACCCATGTAGGAGCTTTACCTTGCGAAGCGTCGTTGCCTTTGGCTCTATTGTAATTGAACCGGGAAACGGCTTCGGTGGTAGCGTAAGCGATATCGCCGGGCGACATCTTGATTTCAATCTTCACTTCGGCCAAAGCCCACGTTCTACCATCAAAGCAATGACTGCATAATTAGCCATGTCCTTGAATGAATCCTCAATAGGCTCATGGTTAGGAACCGTGCCAGACTTATAAAGATTCTTGAGACGCTCAAACTTATCACCAATACGGACAAGCAAACCATTAATAGGCCCGCCGTGAGCATTATTGATATTGCCTGGACCGTAGTCGGCTTGCTTTGTAATAAGGAGGTTTCCAATTTCATCTAGCACTGACCAGACATCGGCGGCAAAGTCCTTGCTTGCGGTATTTGTATGAGCAACTGGTTTGGCGTCTGGATTGTAATAACTTTCAGCCCAATTGATTGAATCAACCTTATGGCTTCTTGCATGTCTTGATTCACTCATCTTCTCCCCCGTCGTCGAATTGTCCTGCATAATAGTAATTATGATCTTCGTCGTTAAGCTCGTAACAGTATATCAGTCTCTTGTTACCCGGTAGTCGTTCTACAAACTCGATCTGTGTTAATACCCAAAGTGTGTCTGGCACCTCTGCGCCATCCTTTGGGCCGTACATAAACTTAGGCATTATTCTACTTCGTCTTCTGTCTCTCGAAGGATATACTGCACAATCTCCGGATTACTACGCAACATATCTACGAAATGCCAACCAACGATGTCGCATATTTCTTCCAGATCAAACCGCTTGCGAGTTGAAAACGGTGTTTCGAAGATAACCGCATGGGTTAATTCATGGACTAGCACCCGGATTAATTTATCTTCTGGAATACCATCTCGAAGATGGATGATATTAGTTTCTGGATCGGTCAAGCCCAAAGCGTCTGGATCTTCACAGGTATACTTGATCCTGTATTTGATACCAGATATCTTTAGGGATATAGGCCGTTTCATGCGGCTATACGCTCTTTAAACCAGTCTTGTCCATAGGCTAATAGTACATCATTAACGTCTTCGTTGGCTGGCAATTGTATGACAGTTGCCTTGTCTAGATCTTCCTTGATCCTCTTGGCAAGTTCTTGACCAGGATTTCGCCCGTCTTCTTTGACATCATTATCTGCGTATATGTAAATATTCTTGTAACCTTCGAATAGCTTTGGAAACCAGGGTTTCCACTGCGATACTCCCGCAACACCAACCGCAGGTATGCCGACGATACCCGAAAGTATAATCGTATCAATTTCACCCTCGCAAATGGCAATCGTGTCAGAGTACTTGTGAAGATCAACAACGTTAAATAGCCCCACTTTTTGACCAGTGGGCCAAAGGTACTTAGGTGTGCCGCCATCGATCGTACGAAACTTAAGCCCCACCACTCCGGACGGAGTGCGGTACGGTATGGATAGTCGTCCAACTGCATTTTCATGGCCGGCGCTAGGCTCCAAGACGCTTCCAAGAAGGTACGTATCCGCCACTTGTCTGGTTATGCCGCGTGCCTCTAGGTAAGAGAGAGCCTGTGGCGTTAGATCGTTGCAATATCTTTGCGCTGCTTCCGTTAGCAAGTTCTTCTGCTCTGCGTTTAGCATCCTTAAACTCCTTTAGGTTTTCCTTCCGGGCTACTAGGTCGTAAACATCACCTAGCAGATTACATACAAGGCAGTTATACCCTTGCGTATCGAGGTTGTAAGCCGCACTGGCGTGGCTATCCTCATGGACTACACACTTACATGGTACCCATCCGTGACGGTCAGCCACATTAAGCCCGTAGTGCGCCAGTACGGCGCCGATATCTGGTTTAGATACCATTGGTGTTAATCCATTGGTTCAAATCCTGAATAACCCATGCATTCTCCATGCCGCCCATGCGACGCTTGACTATCACATAGGCGG